TCTTTTACTAGATTTTCTATTTTATAAGCAAGTAGTCCATTTGTACTAAATGCTTTCTTTAGAATCTCTAAGTTAGAGTCTAGAATTCTTTGTGTATCTAAAACTTCTTGAGCACTATTAAGTTTTTCTACAAACCCATCGGTCTGAGCTTGTATGATTTCTATACGTGTATTTGCTCTTGTGATACGTTCATTTTCTTCTGCAATCTTCTTTAACTCTTTCTTGGCTTCGGACAAACGATCAGATATTGAATCTAGATCTTCTTGTAGCTGCGCTTGATTAAGTATTTCACTTGGTAAAGAATTGTCTATACTTCTGTATAAATCCTCCCACTCTTTCTGCGCTCTATTAAGTCCATCTCTGGCAGCATTATTTCTTTTTATCTGCCGTATCATATCTTCGTTAATATCTTTTCTATAATCGTAGTGAGATAGATTGTCCTTCTCAGTGTTTATTAAGTCTTGCTTAAACTCTGAGTCTACTTTTTGCTCACAAGTAGGGCAGATATCTTCCAATTTTTCTAACTTGAGAAGCATCTTTGTAGCTGTGTTTATCTTACCTACTATCTCTCCTAGCTCTTTCTGGTAGGAATCATACGATTCTTTCTCAGGCAGATTACTATTCTGAATTTTCTCAATATCAATGTGACTTAACAGCTCTTTATACTTATTATTTTGTAAGATTTTTTTATTTTTTTCAGAGATATTATTAAGTTCTACTGATAAAGAACGGAAAGACTTCTCATCTTCTTCCGTATTAATTTCTAAATCCAACAGAGGAAGTATGTTAGTACTTTCCAATTTGTTGTTTGATAACCACTTATCAACAGTTGCTATTTCTGAGGACACGGCTATTAACGTATTTGAAGACTCTTTCGAGGCTTCTTTAAATACTTCAAATAAATTTACGTAAGCGTCTAAGTGTAGCAGATCTATCAAAAACTTTTTTCTGTTAGTATCTGTGGCAGTTAGAAACTGTAAACTTGCATTCGTATTTTGATATACTAGCTGAGAGAAGGTCTTGAAATCAATACCTAATACTTCCTGTAAAGACTTGTAAGTATTCGTAGCCGTATGGCTGGAGATGTCTTCTCCGTTCTTCTCAAGTTTTACTTTAATATTCGTTTTTCTATCAACTACTATATTGTACTCATTCCCGTCCTTCTCGAAACTCAAAGAGATAGTGTAGCCTTTATTAACATACCTATTAGGAATGTCGGCTTTCTTTATGCCTTTGGAGTTTTTATTGTAAAGAACTTCTTCAATAATTAACGGTATGGAGGATTTCCCCATACCGTTTGTACCAATTATTTGAGTTACTGTGTTATCGTCTAAATCCAGTTCATTATCGGGACCATAGCTAAAACAGTTACTCCACTTGAGCTTTTTGAGCGTAATCATTATAAGTCCCTACTATATTACTAATCTGTGCATCAGGTATCTCGAGAATATATCTCAAGTACTCTACAAGCTCCTCTTCTAAAGTCATCTCTTTGTCTATAACTAGAGTTGCTTCAGAGTTTCGTTTTATTACTTTCTTATCCAGTAAGTCTGAGTTCTCTACTGCGGCTAATTCCTGTATATCACCTTCTATTTCATAGATAGTGTGATGGTAATCCGTAGCAACCATGTCTGCTGGATCTTGAACAGTTTTTCTCAAAAGTTGAGGTAGATCGAAGCGTCTCCACTCCCACTCCCAAGTATGGGGGTGAATAATCAAGTAGCCGGTCTCTACCTCTTTTCTGTGAAAGGAAGTCGTCATCGGACTTCCTGGGTACACAATGTTTCTTTGAGTATTGCTATGAGCATGAAGATCACCTGCAAATACTACGGGAAACCTATTAAAAAGGTCAAGATCTACCTCTGGTTTTACATGTGGAGGTATCTCTCCTCGAACATGGGTAAACAGAGGCATACTCTTGTTAAAGTGATCTACACTGCCTTTCTGATGTAACTCTCTGTATGGCAAAACACCAAAGCCCAAATCTTTGTCAATATACGAGATATCAACGATATTCACTAAAGGGTTAATATCCCTAGTAGCTTGTCTGAGCTGCGAGAGAAAAGTTCTGTTCTTACGCGTTGCTTCATGGTTGCCATCATAAATAAGAGTGGGCTTCTTTACTTTTCTAACAAAAGAGAAGTACAAGGACAGCTCGTCCATACTTGGAATGCGATCAAAGAGATCGCCCCCAATAATATGCATATCACAGTACTCAGTGATCTCATGTACTTGTTCAAAAAATTTGTTATATCTGTTAGTTGCCCACTGAACTGGGACATTCTTCTGCCCCAGTTTTATGTGCCAATCTGCTGTAAATAAGATCATGCAATTTTAAACTCGTCTTCAATGCTTTCGTCAATCTCTTCTGCGCCACCCATGTTATCACGGATTTTGTCGAGAAGCTCTTTCTGAGCATCTGGAGTAGGACGAGGCATAACTTCATCCATAGACTTCAACTCTGCGATTGCAGCTAATTCTGAGTCTGTCAAAGGACGAGGCTTGCACTTAAGTGCTTGTAGTTGGTACTCTACGTTATAAGGTAGTGGACCGGTTTTAACTCGCTTGAAACATACGTCCCAGCCAGTAGTATGGTCGGTAGGATCCCCTAGATCTTCTGCAGCGGTAATGATTTGCTCCCACAACTTCTTCTTTAGGTTTACTACTTTTACCTGGCCGTTATCAATACACTGGGTAGCGTAACTCCAACCGCACTTAAGATCTGGATAGAACTCGCGAATCCAGTCTTTTTCTAAATTGTTAAAAGTTTCTTTGTTTCGGTCAAAAGACAAACACTCGAAAGGAATGTTCTTGTCGTTCTCACCTTTAATCCAATATACATAGCGAGCGAGAATATCGCCTACTAAACGAAACTTGTTGTCACCGTCTTTATACTGAAAAGATGAGATGGATGATTTTTGGGCTGAGCCCTTCTGTTGATTAAATGAAATTGCCATTAATGTATCTCCGTTGCTGGGACTTCTTCATATAGAAAACACACTCTGTCGTCATCTATCATGAGTAGCCTATTGTTGTTTATGATGGTTTCCGGCTCTAAACCTGGTACTAATATCAGATCTAAAGTCGTATCTTGTGTGCTGAGAAAATCTACAGCGGATCGAAAAGAACACAGCGAAATGTACTGTGCTATCTCACGATATGTATACTTATGAGAATGGTATAGAAGAACGTCGGGGTGCAGCATGAAGCTAACCCCTGAAAAATCTTTATGTGAATATTTATAAATAGGATCTTTACGATTATCCGGTATTTGCTTGCTGACAAGCATCCGGAAAATACGTACTACCTCGCGCACATTACCCTGTGACGCGTCATAAATTTTCATCCAATCAAATAAGAACATATATTATACTTAAGTTTAACCTTGTTGTCAAGAACTATTTTTTTATAGCTGTTTGATTTGATAACCCTGTTTCATGTAGTGTCCCATACGCGTAGAAGCCTGTCTTCTTGCAGTATTACCCTTGAGGTGTATATCAATAATCACCGGGTCTTTTTTATTTTCTTCTTTTCGTATGACACGCCCAATCAACTGGGTCAGTAATGGTTCGTTATTAATAGGTGTACCTAAAATGAGGCAACTTAAGCTATTCAAGGATATGCCCTCGGAAAAAATAGCTTGAGTACCAAAAAGGATCTTCTTTTTGCCACTTGTTATAAGAGACATACGTTCTTCTCTCTCCTCATGCGATAGCTCACCTGTAACACTAGTCGCAATCTCTCCTGCTAGTTCGGCGCAGGCTTTCATAAAGTGGACTCGATCGCTCACAACCAGCACTTTATGCCCTTTTGCGGCGTAGGCCGCAGCAAGCATAGCAACTGTGTGTCGATATTCATCATTGTTCGTAAGATTATTCACTCTATTAGCCCAAGGAACATTAGCACCATCCATAAACCGAACTTCGCTGCTGAGTATATGAATGGTAGGCGGCATAAAGTTCTCTTTTGGGGGTTTGAAGATCTTACTCCCAAAATAGTCTCGAAACACCACATGCTTGCCATCCTTTCTCTCTATAGTCCCTGATAGTCCTATCTTATATCTAGCATAGCTACTATCAATTATTTTAGAGAACGTTGGAGACGATACATGGTGCATCTCATCCAAGATTATAGTCCCGAACTTCTTCTGCACTTCGCCAATATTCCGGTATAAAGTCTGAGTATTGCCAATTACAATAGGAGGCTCAAGATCAAAGTGACCACTGCCTATAATGCCTGGTTTAAATCCATAGACTTTTTCTACCTCTTTTGCCCACTGATTTCTTAAAGGAACCGTGTGGGTAACAACAAGTGTTTTCTGCCCAAGCTTACCTGCAATAGCTAAACCTGTAAAAGTCTTTCCCCAACTTACCCATGCGTTAATTATAGCATTGTCTTCGATCTCGTCAAAAACAGCTTGCTGACTTTCTCGCAAAGGGAACCTAAAGTCGGGGAAATCCTCCGGCAGTATTAATCGCTTATCGATTATCTCGTAATCATCTGGGATTAGATCCATTCTTCCCACAGGTATACTAACTAGATCAGAACGAATTCGTACCATAGTCTTTATAATCTGTGGTGGATCTTTCGGGTTGTACGTAGGTATAGAATAAGTAAGCTCTTTGCTAAGAACCTCCTTATACTCCTGCGTTACTTCTAGATAGATCCTGTTACTTATTACTGCTTTCATAAACCCAGATTCGTTTTTACGGTAATATAATCTTTAACAAAGCCACTCCGTACAATGTCTTTGATCTCAAAGTCAATTAAATCAAATTGATCCATTGCTTTAACGATGCGAATAAAGTCTTTTAGTCCATTTTTACTAAGATCAGCCTGTCGGAAGTCTCCACAGAAGATAATTCTGCATTCTTCTCCAACTCGAGTAATAATTGAATCCAATTCATGAAAACTCATGTTTTGACACTCATCAACTATAATTACTGCGTCTCTTAGTGTGACACCACGAATAAACGAAGTAGTCATAAAATTTACTAGACTTTTTGTTTTTAGTATCTCATATGCGTCTCCTCGTTGAAACAATTCTACACATATATCTTTGTACGGTTCTTCATAGATCGCACTTTTTTCTTTCTCATTACCTGGGAGAAAGCCTATATCTCTAGTCGGCACTGCACTTCGTATGATAATCAACTTATTATACGATGACTTAATCATATCGTCAAATGCTAAATAACAAGATATAAAGGTCTTTCCTGTGCCGGCAACTCCGTGTAAAACTAAATGTTTATCACTTTCGAAAGCGGCTACTTGGTTTTGTGTTAAAGGCTCAATCTCTGATAAAGTCAGACCTGCACCTGCTAGCGTTCTATTTCTTCTTGCCATAAAATATTCACACTTTTCTTCGAGTGTCAGACTTTTTATGGTCTGAATACTCATATAGCATCCAAGGAATACCCTTACGATGCAAAATTCCCGCCCATTGAAGCTGATTCATAGGAGGGCGGGGTATTTTAAAAGGAAGGCTAACACCCTTTACCCATAGAACACACGCACGTCCCTTTTGTTCTATTTTACGAACTCTATAATATTTGAGAGCACAGTATTCAATTTTTTCGTAAATAAAGGGAGTTCCCTTACTATCTACGAAGGTCTTGTTCTTTTGTTTGATAATACCGAGAAGACTACCTACAGAGGCTCTTAGAGGATATAAATCCCTAAAAGGTGTTTGTAGCCTTCTCAGACCAAGTGTGCTACCTGGCATATTCTTATCATCCAATAATCTGTTTTCTACAAACAACAGTCCGTCTTGTTCATGCCAGTCCGAGGATTCCAGTAAATAAGCTGGAAACTTTATTTTAGTGATCTTCCGGTAAGTAACTACCATACATCTTCTCGAATTTGCCCATGGAGTAGTCTTCTCCAATATCAAAGTCACACCCTACTGGGGCTCCTGAGATATTAAGACCACGATCAAGTTGAATAAAGTGTTGTAACCTTTCATTATACTCTTCTATTTCTTCTTCTGGCACTTCTGCAAGAATAGAGTCATGTACTAAGGCAAAGATGCGAGACTTCATCTTCTTCGACTTAATATACATACCCATATCAATAGCACCCAATAAATTAATATCAGAAGCGGCGGACTGAACTAAAAAGTTTAGCCCTGAACGGATACTGTGACTTCGAATACTAGCGTCGTCAGAGGCAACATTAGGTAGACGTCTCTTTCTACCAAAGAAGCTATAGATGAATCCATTTTGTTCAATAAACTTCTGGTTCATTTCGATCCAGCTTTTTAGCTTATGGAACTCTCTGAAATAATCATCAATTACGTCTTTTGCTTCGCCGACACCAAAATATTTACCAGAATCTTTGGTAACTTGTTCACTGATTTTCCGAGGCCCTGCACCATACATAATACCGAAAGTAACAGCTTTTGCAGCTTGACGTTGAGTTCCGTAGAGCTCTGCAACATCAGCCACATCACAAGGTAACTTGAAAACTGTTTTAGCAATCGAACTATGAAAATTGCCTCCGGAACGAAATACATTCATCAGCTCTTCATCAGATGAGAGCTTCGCAGCGACGTAGACTTCTGCTGTGGTTAAATCCATTGCAACGATTTTATTTCCTTCCTGAGCACGAATACACCCTTTTACAATGGGATTGTCGCGAGGAAGCTGCTGCATATTTAGTTTACCACTAGAAGACAGGCGACCAGAAGTAGTTCCATGTAGGTTGAAATTTGTGCGTAACCTACTATCCCTATCAAGCTGAGGTATGATCTTGTCAAGGTATGTATTCTTAATCTTGCTTTTCTGGCGAATATTAAGAATATGCTTTGGAACTTCATGCTTTTCTCCTAATTCTTGTAAGACTTCTGCATCTGTTGAATTTGCGCCTGTACCAGTCTTTTTACCTGTAGGTTTCAGACCAATAAAGTCGAATAACAAAGTACGAAGCTGAACGGTAGAGTTAGGATTAAAATCCTTACCCTGAAACTCTTCAAATTTGGCCACCTCCTTGAAATTGTAGAGTTCTTTAATAGCGTCATCAATGTTATCCTGCATTAGACCCTGAGATACCTGTAGTCGAGTACGATCAAACGGAACACCGTTATCTTGAGTCTCCTTCAGAAACCTGCAGCCAGGAATCAAAATATTGTCGTAAATCCAACAAAGTTTTGGGTTCTTCTTAATTTTAACAAATTTCTCGTACAGTAGAAAAGTACATACAGCATCCATAGCCGCGTATGTTTTCATAACGTCAAATGGAATCATATCCCATGTGAAGCTACCTGCATTGAGCCCGTTTGCTCTTTTGTGCTGATCAATCCAATCATACATTGGTTTTTCATAATCACCAAAAGGAGTATACTTCAAGGATAATGGCTTTAGACCATGCCCTCCTGGATTCTCATCTATGAGGTAATGGAGCAACATTGTGTCCTCGAAGTCAGGGAATTCAAAGTTGAAATGATACTCAAAGAATGCCATATCGAACTTTGCATTGTGGAAGATTACTTTCCTACTGAGAAACAGTTGACGTAGCATATCTTCGATTTCTTGGTCAAAGCATTCAGTATTAATGTAGGCTCCACTTTCCCCGTTATAAGACATAGATATTCCTAATATATGTCCGTTACGCGGGTACAGGGCAGTAGTCTCAGAGTCAAGAGCAATATATGCACTATCTGAATCTATAGCTCCTTGTATCCACGCCTTTGCTTCGGCAGTGTCATTGATACCGCGAGCAATACTTTCATCAATGATAACATCTTCAATCTCACCATTAATGTACTTAATAATATTTTCCTTGGAAGATTCCCAGGTCTTACGAGCTTCCGGCTTGAATTTTAACATGCCAGGATTAATGACAGGTAAGAACTTATCTTCTACTTTCTTACCCGAGTATTCAGTGACCGAATTAATCTTTGTAAAATACTTCAATGCATCACTACCTACTAGAATTACCCATTCATAGTTATCAGGATCCATATCAATATCACAGTCTCGCTTTAATACTTTCTTTATACTAGAATCCGAGCAGAGCTGAAATTGATCAAAGTCAAAGGCTCCATCAAACTCATTTCGAAAGTCTGTTCTGCTAGGTTTAGTTTCTACTAATGCAACTTTAGGCATATAATCTTTTCTCCAGTTTTTTAACTTGAGTTTCGGTAAGTGCACCAGGATCCAATTCTTTCATATGGATGTTCCTAGTAAAGAGACCAATTTTCTCGCACATTACTTTAACATTTTCCGCTGCTTTTTGTCCTGCTTCATCTCCATCAAAGAAGACACCTATCTTGGTAGCACCTTTCATAGAGAGCATTAACAGCTTATCTTCATTTATGTTGTTTGTGCCGAAGCAGCAAACAGAGTTTGTCAGTCCTTTATCATGTAGGTTTAGTACATCATAAATACCTTCTACAAGAATTATTTCTCCAAGACGGGGAAATACTTGTGGAAAAAGAGGTAGCTTAGCCCCAGGAGGAGAGAACTTATACTTAGGGGTTCCTCCAGCTGTGTGACGGCCTTGAAAAGCTACTATCTTTCCAGAAATATCTCGAATAGGAAAATTGATACGACTAATATAGTCTTTGCCGACATGCTCAAATGCCTCAAAGGTTTTATACGTTTGTGGTTTTATATTTCTCCAATTACCAATATAAGGGACGTAATCTTTAGGAAAGTTCAAACCTATATTCTCTGCACGTTTTTCCTGAATCTTTTTGACTAGGATATCGCGCTTGAGTTGTAAACCTGATACTTGCTCTCCATAGAAGGAGAATAGATTACCTTTAAACTCACAGGCGAAGCAATTGAACCGACCATCAATCTGATCGACTCGCATACTTGGATTACTATCATCATGCTCAGGATTTAGGCAACGGACTACGTAGTCCTTCCCCTTCGGGATGTACTGTATCCCCTTCTGAATCAATAACTCTTCCACATTCATTAAATGCCAACCTACGTGCTTGTGCTTGTTTGATTTGTCGCCTGCGACTTTGTTGTCGCATCAATCTTTGTCTCTGTGCAATCTGAGTATGTCGATGCATTACTTACCTATATGCTTAATATCAGAGTTAGGAATAACTTGATACGCTCCCTTGTTAAAGGCGATGGCTACAGTATAATTTTTACTAATTTCTTTTTTATAAGAATCGTCAGGTATAAAGGTCTTGGGTGCAGTAAGAGCAGCAGACTTATATACTTTATCTCTTTTTGCCCAGGGGGCGATTTTGAAAACCTGTTCAGATTTCTCTAGTGGGATAAAAGGCTTTTGTGCTTTCTTTACTTTTGATATTTTCTTACGCTTCCTACCAGAATAGGTATGTCCGATGCTGCCTTGAATAATCATTAGAAACCTCTTAAATATGAAAGTATATTATACAGGATTTACGAGCACATGTCAAGAACTATTTTTAAGCAACGTCGTCAATATCTTCGCCGGTCTTCATAGAAGAGTCTTCTCTCTCCTGTGGAGTAGCAGCACTCTCTGGGCCAATCTTTTGGGTCTCCCAGTTCATGCTAGAAGTAAAAGAGCGCTGAGCGGAGTTACGCATCTTCACGCAGTTAAAAGTAATACAAGAATCCTCTTGGTCATAAGTCTCAAGAGAATAGGCCGCGTCAGCAGCATCTAGTATACCTTTAGCAAAGCGCGCTTCTCCGCTCGCGTCTGTTTGATATGGAGAGATAACTGTGCAGTCATACTCCTGTGCCATACTTTTGAGGGCTTTACTCACTTCAATTTGCTCTGTCCAATCATACTGTCCCGCCCTGTGCGGAATAGCAGATTTTTTAACCTGGTTAATATAGTCTACAAGGACAACACCGACATTAAGGGCCTTCACTTTCTTATCCATTTCTGCCTTAATCTTTGCTAAGTTCAAAGAAGGATCATAGATAACATCTACTTGCTGAGTCGGGAGAAGCTCGCAATTAGTTGTTAGACTATGGTGAAATTCATCGAAATCCCGGTGTTGTTTGTATTCTTGTAATTTTTTCTGACCTTCCGTAAAACGGTTGGCCCACCAGTCTGCAACCTTTTCCCACTCTACCACACCAAGATTTTTGGTACGGAGGCGAGCGTGAGGAATTCCAGTTGCGATAGCGCAAACTCTTTGAAGAATAGATCGACTATCCATCTCAATAGTGAAATACATAGCCGACCTACCTTGCTCAAAGACGTTGTGAGCGATATTTGCACAAGTCATAGACTTACCAGCCCCGCGACGACCACCGATAAGTACAAGATCTCGGGGGGAGAACTGTATATCGTAATCATACTCGGTATTCAAACCTAGCGGTAAATACTTGGCAATATCATCATCAGACTCAAAGAGAGTAATGCGTTGCATACTCTCCTGAGGTAGTTCTAGATCTACTTTCTTCTCAATATCTAATACGATCTGATGTAAGTGTGTAACTGATTCTTCTGCATCTTCAAAAGCTACAGAATTATCAACATAAGACTCTAAGGAGTTGAGAATCTCCTTTTGAGTATATTCATTTTTAAGATACTGTAGAAGGCTAAATGCATCTACATCTACCTCGATACCCTGAAGGGCGTAAACCTTTTCTAGAGTTCCAGGATCGCGTATCTCAAACTTTAAATCTTCAAGAGTAGGAAGTTTGTGGAATTTATCTGCATGCTTATCAATCACACCAAAAAGGGTGTGAAACTCATTTGGCAAATAATCCTTGCGAACGGACGTCCAGGTCTCAAAATCCTGTAGAACAAGAACTTGCTTTATTAAAGCACTCGCAATATTCAAAACTTCCCCCGAAGATTATAAAGATTAGCGACCCCGAAGGGTCGCTATTGTATTAGCCTGCAGCTTTTTCTTTCTTAGATGCACCATCATAGTCGGCCGCAACCAAACCACGACGAGTCAACATAGTCTTAACACCGCGAGCAGTTTTGCCAATGGCTTCAGCGATTGTATCTACAGTCATAGCTGAGATGTCACCAAGGTCTGCTAAAGGATCTTCTTTAGTTGCACTTTTGGTGTGCTCTTGACGTGGAATAGCGTCGATATCGCCAGAGCGAAGAAGGCTAAGAGCCTTACCACGAACACTGTTTACACTGCGATCAAGAGCGTCAGCGATTGCTTCTACGAAAGCACCGTCTTGTACCATTGAGACAAAAGTCTCTTCTTCTTCTACAGAATAAGTACGTACAGTCTCTACTTTAGGAGCAGGCTTTACATTGTCGGTCAGTTCCATAGACAGGATCTTACCTTGGATTGACTTAGCAGAGAAAGCTCCGCCGTCAAAGTGGTCAGCGATCTGAGCATAAGTATACTCACCACTGTTGTCCTGTACAAAAGAAGCCAAAGTAGCTTCCTGTTCAGGAGAGAAGGTTCGAACAGAAGATGCTGATGCAAGTTCTACGTCGAAGCCCATTTTACGCAGTTTACTAGAAACTGATCGTGTTGAAGTTTCAAGCTGAGTTGCTGCTTCTGCAACAGTTGCTTGAGAGATTGGTGATTCGTCACCGACAAAGTTGGTCAACTCTTCGGTACGTTCTTCGGTCCATTTTGGCAATGCCATATTATTGTTCTCCAAGTAAATCTAATAGATTTTCAATGATTATTACGCCAGAAGTCCTGGCCTGTGTTGTTTTTGCGGATTCTACCCCGCTCTCGTTTACTAATATTGTAACATCCTTTGTCAAACTTGATTTCACAACATATCCTTTATGTTCTAGGGCTTGTGTCGCTAATGCCTTAGTTTTAAAACTTGTAAGTTTACCACTAATACATACGATGCCTATCTCTTCTTTTTGAAGAGGGGTATCAAATTTGTAATCAAAAGGGAGATATCCATCATAAAAAGAATAGAAATCTCTATGTAGCCATTCCAATAAGTTTTCAGTAGCTTTTGGTCCAAGACCTGCTTGTTTACAACTGCTCTCATTTATCTCAGTAATATTAGTAATTATTTTAGAGAGTTTGTCACTTGCAGTCTTTCCGATCAAAGGAATGCTAAAAGCAGCCAGTACTGCGTTAAGAGGGGCTGCCTCTGAGTTTTTAATCTCTGCATACAATTTTTCTGCCAATTTCTCGGAAGATAACCCTTCAGCGATTTCCTCTCTACTAAGAGAGTAGATCTGATCAATATCTGTCAGGCCTAGTTTGTTGACTGCACTAGGGCCAAGTCCTTTGATTTTAAGGGTCTTGGCGAAGTGTTCAACTTTCTTTTGCTTCTGAGCAGAACATTGAGAACTTCTACAGTACAGTAGATCGTTCGACCAATCAAGTAACGAACTACAACTAGGGCAGTTAGTTGGGGCTTGAATAGTTTGCACTAAAGGGCTCTCCTTGAAATTGAGAATATATTATACGAGATTTTAAGATTTCTGTCAAGAACTATTTTTTCAATGGTGTACTTATTCCACACGTCGTAAAATCCGAGGTATGATCTCACCACTACGAATAACCTCAACACTGCAGCCTATCTCTAAATTCAGACTGCGTATGTACTCTATATTATGTAGAGTAGCGCGAGAAACGATAGCACCGTCTATGTCGACAGGCTCAAGTAAGGCCACGGGGCTAACAACCCCGCTCTTACCTACTTGCCATACTACGTCTATTAAAGTCGTAATTTTACCATCTTTCTCTTCCTTCAGAGCTACTGCTCCTCTAGGATGGTGGGACGTAAATCCCATTCTATCAAACTTATCGCAGTTATTTAGTCTGTATACAAGACCATCAGTAGGGTAATTATCAGTATCGAACGTACTAACTTCGTAAAAACCGAAATCCCTAAGAATAGATAAAGTTTGCTGTTCATATAATCGTCCTGGTTCTTGTACACTGTGGTTAATATCATAAGCTACGAAAGTTATATCCCTTTCTACAAACTCTTCCATGTCTTTGAGATTCAAAGCACCAGAAGCATAGTTTCTAGAGTTAGGGATACTTTTAGGGGCAACTACTTCGCCGGTGATTTGGATGACCTCTTTTAATGGGATTGTGTTCGGGACTAAAGCCCGCAATTTCTTAGTTATGTCTCGTCCAATGTTACCGTCGCCTCGTGTGAGGCCCAAAGCAAATATACCATTAACATATAGAATGGACACTGCTGCCCCGTCCAGCTTGGGAGTACAAACATAATCATCAATATCTGATGGTAAGTCTGCACGTGAGAAGACTTTTTGTAAGGAGTACATTTTATAAAGGTGGGGAATACCATCGGTTACTGTGTAACCCACGCTATTGTAGCCAAACTTATCTGCCAAAGAGTCAAACTCTGCATCGGAGATAATAGGAGTACCTTCATAATAATGTTTACTTGCCTTATCTAAAAAATCTTTCATATAAACTCTCACTGGAATATTGTATATTATACAGACAATACCAGGGAAAGTCAAGAACTATTTATAGATTTCGTCTATATAATCTTTAAAGTGTTCTTCTATGATCTCTTTGGATTCTGCCAATGATAATATTTCTAGGAGTCCTGAAAATAGCTCACGAGAGTTGTTGAAATCCAACTCCATAGCTACACCCTCGGGAGAGGGCTTCCACTCCTCTGTAAAATCTAAATAATACTTCCTTACGTGCAGGTACTCAATACCCCTAAAGGTATTGATTGTTAGACGTACTTGCAGTTCCTTAGCTTCGTTGTAGTGTATAACTTTCTCATACACTGCAGGTGCTTCATGAAGTTCCATGTTACACCTCGTTTCTAAGGATGGAAGACAGGGGTACAACGCTAGTTACGTTCCCAGGTTTGAGAAGTCTATACGAATCTGTATCCCAACAAAAGAGCAAAAGAGTCCCGTAAGACTCTTTCGCCCGGTTTTTCTTCTCTGCTACATATGGTGTAGTAAAATCTAATGTACAGACATTGTACTTTAGTTTTCTGGAATTTTCACTTCGATATGTGATTATAGCATCACCATACTCAGTTACTAATGATGCTAGTTCCTCTTTGTTCACAAAATCTCCTTCTTAGTAGGTTTAGCAAAATCTTTTGCTGCACTAACTACATGGAGAGCGGAACTTAGTTGAGGGCTGCAATCACTCCAGAAAAATACTGTGCTGCTTTACCAGTTAGTTTTGATACTACATCTTCGTCAACTTCTTGACCTGCATCGGTCAAAGCTGCGATGAGTGCTTCTTGTGCTCCAGCCTTGGAAACTCGTGTACTAGCACCGCCTGCGGCTTTTGTACCGCCAGATGCTGCTGGAGTTTTCTTAATATATACTCCGGCTTTGCTGAGTACCATACGAACACCGTTAGGTGACTCATTAAAGTTATCAGCGATATCTTTTACGATTTCCATTGAAGTTTCGGGGGTTGGTTCAGCGTTCTCGTATGCTTCGATAACTGCTGCTTTCTTGTCGTCGTCCCACGCCATTTTTCTTTTCCTTTTGTTAGTGTTATTTAATCCAGGAGCTTGTCCTGTTGCTTCAAGTTGTTGCATGTAAAATCGGTAGCCCATTGGTTTCCTCTCTTTCTTGACAACTATTATAATTGAATTTGACATTCATGTCAAGAACTTTTTTTGTCAAGCCAGTAGTAATATTGCATATATTCAGGCCATCTCATATATTTCTGTAGAGGATACGCCCAGTACAATCCTTGGTATGCAATCTCTGTTTTTTCTTCTGCGGGACACCACGAGCACGCGGAACCTATCTCAGTATCCATAACAGTCTCTTTAACTGTACAAAAGTGTGTCCACATACTATTTACCATCTCTGGCTTCCCATTTAAGTTCATTTCCTTCCTCCTCAAATCTAATCATGTCTTTGCCTTTAAAGTCCTTTTCATGAATAAAGTATTTACTCTTCCAAGCAGTTTCCATTGTCTGAAAGTATATCTGTATACACTTATTCTTATCCTCCTCATTAGGCCATAAATAAAACGCGTTCCACCACTCTTTCTCAAAACGAGCAACTCTAATACTTTGATCTAAAACTTTATGTGTAGGATCTGTGTACTGGATATGTTTGCACGCTCTAAGTCTTTGGCTCCCACATATTGGATACCAGTTTGGCATCACAAGCATAGGAGAGATTATTCCGTCTCTCTTTATGCTTTCCATGAGAGTTTCATTCAAAGGTATCTTTACATATTTCTCTGCAAAGACCTCCTGGTCTAAAAGCCAGGATACTGTCTTTACTTCCCACTCCGTAGGAGGAATAGATATTAACTCTGCTGTCTCTTTAGTTATTCTATTATGGCTCATCAGGAGCCTGCCAAGATATAATACTATCTTTTTGAATATCTTCATATAGAGCAGTAGAAGTACGTAGTAATACTATCTTATCACTCGTAGGGTTTGGAGTAGGCAGATGTACTCCCCGAAGAGTAAACTCTTCTGTTATCTCCGTTCCGGATACTAAACTTGTAAAAGTTACACTTACCATACCCGCCTCCAATGCTGCTACAAAAGCTGCTTCATTTTCCATTTTCTTTCTCTAACCCGTAGGTTCTTAGCTTATTTGCTTTTTTAAATCAATTCCTAATGCTGCTAGATGGCTGAGTTTTCCTAAATCATAGGCCAGACTAGACGCATAGAAACCGCCTTTTCCTGCTTTAGCAAGATAATCTTGATCGTCTGAATCTTTTTCAAATATATAAATCTGATACGCAGTACTACCATACTTCTGTAAGTACAAGGGATCATCGTATTTTTTATCTATAACTGCCGGAGAATGGTATTTTGCAGACCATACAATCTCTCCTGCTGTAAAGTCCTCTGAGATACAGTTATCTGGTAGAAATGCTGGCATCCTTCTATCCTCAGCGGACGGGGGACGTTGCGGTACTCCTACTCTATCTAGGATATTCTTTACAAAAGAAGGAGATCTATATAAGTATTTAGCAATACCACTTATATTATCACCACTTAGATAATCTTGTACTGTTTCCTGAATCTCACTCGTACTCGCTGCTTTTCCACGGTTTTGGTTTTTTCTTCTCAGTACGTATTCCTGTCGATCTAGAAATTCCGACAGGATCAAGTCCAGGCGCGTTGTATTGTAACTTATATTCAGCATCTCGCAAGCCGCCTTCTTTGTTATAGGCTTCTGATCCGTAGAAGTGGGCTGGAGCAAGCTGATAACTCGCTGAATATTCTCCGATGTTAGATTCTCGTGGTCTTTCTTCTTTACTCTTTTCATTCCTGCCATTTTCTAATTCTATCTCCAACTTAAATAATAAGCAACAAATTGCGTGTGCTAGGTGCGAAAGGTCGCTTTCGTCGTCTAACTGCTCTCCATCGTTATGAGCAAAAATATGACGCAAAGCACCACTTGTATAGCGATTCTGAAGGTTTTCCAATTTTCTCCAATTATGTTCATCGTACTTCTTTGCTCCGAATGTTAATACCTTTGCTACTTCTACCATTGATTTAGGAGGAAGCAAATGCATTCTTGGCTTCTCTCCATCATACTTTTTACCCTCACTCACTCGACATTTCCTCTACTGCATCACATATATCTGCGAAATGAGTTCTTAGAATTTCCCAGCATAGATCTGCTACTTCCATGTGTTCTTTCTGTGTGCCGTGACCCCGCCTCAATTCGCAGTAATGAATCCAAGAACGCAGGCTTCCTGCCATATATAGAGTAGTCTGTGTGAGTCCCTCTGGGAGGAGCGCACGTGCTTGCTCCTTCGCAATACCACTATTAAGTGCCATCTCGTAGTAATCTTTAGCTACTCGTGCTACTTCTCCTTGCATCTCGTTAAAGACTTCTTGTGCTTTGCTTTGTCTTTCTTTGTCTTCGTCTCTCTCACTCAACTGACGATTGGTTGGGTGCTGCTTTCGTGCTTCTCTTTTAGTACTGAAGCTCTCACTTACAGCATACCGCTGAGAAAATTCCTGGAAGGAAAACGATCTATGACGAATAATCTGTCTAGAAATATCTCTAGTTGTTGTGATCTCCATGGTTACTGAGACCATTTCAAAAGGAGACCAATGCTGCTCTTTGATAAGGTATTTCAATAATTTCTTTGAAGTCTTGCTGTTATTTTGATTCGCTGGATTACTTACTCTGGCTGCATACGCGATCAGATCTCCTGCAGTATGGCAGTCTGTCGATGCGCTGGGGGAAGTTAATCCTACTAATTTTACTTTTGCTGTCATTTACTAATCCTTTCATAATGTTCTCTTCTGCTAACCAGTGCTTCTTCTATTACATCTACTAGCTCACGATTATTTATCTCACACTCATACACTAAGGCCATAACGCAATCTTCCAATTTCATACTTCTTGATAATGTTTGCGTCATTGTGGCTGTCCATACGTCTGAATCCGTAGTAACAGAATTAACATAGATTCTTTCTTCTGTACGTAGTCTAGAGAATACTACGTCAGAGATACCTCGGGCTTCTCCTGCCCAGTCTACTTTACTACTCTTCATTCTTCCTCTCCGTCGCAATAGTAAGGCCCAGAATCTGGTGGACTATACCACCAGTCCTCTTCACTAACATTTATACAATGGAAAGGTAGTGTGTACCCATCTCCACTCATATCCTCCCCACAGTTTCTACAATACATACTGGGTTAATATATTCATTAATACAGCGGTACCACTTATGGCACTGCCTATCATAATTGCTTTATCATTCCAAACACTGCCTACAAAGACCCAGCTACACGCTGCTACAAGGTATGCGAACTCTCCTTCAATTCCAAAGCCTGCACTCATAAGAAATACACCAGCTACTCCTGTTATAGTTGCCACCCACTTTACATAGCTATCAACAGTACCTGTAGGTGTGACTGGTGTCATGTCGTCTACTTGAGCTTGTAGTTCTTCCATCTCATGCTTGAGACGTTTCTTTTCAGCATTCAGCTCCATTGCAAGACGTCCAGCCTTAGACATAGTGCTGTCTTGAAATTTTTCTTTTATTTCTTCGTCTTTCACTTTTGTCCTGAAATCCTATTATTATAATCCGCGATATCTTCATTCCACCAGTGTGGTTTACCTCGTACTTTCCAGGTAGCCCCCTTACCAATAGCTGCTTTATCTTTCATATAAAACATACGGTAAGACTCTACTGCATTGTCGCTTTTTAACTCGTCTGGCATTGCCTGAGCAAAAGGAGTCAACCCAAGATCAGGTAAATTATCCATATCGGGCAGTTTGTTTATAACTTCATTAAATGATTTATGGTTTGCTCCGCCACGATAAAGGTGCTCCTCGTTGAGAGCCATCGCGTAACTGAATAACCACTCATAGTTTTGCTGGGACTCTCTGGCCCATATCGTGCAAGGATGATTATACATAGTAGGAAGGTATGGAAAATCACGTACTTCATTTGTCTTGGCGTCTTTAAGAACGGCCCACTCTTCTGAGGTAAGTTTTCTTGGTACATATCCTAAGTATTTATCCACCCAATGGTTTGTGCAAAGCATCTGAGCAGCTTCGAGCTGCATTTTTCCAGAGTGTGCATCAATGTGAGCTTTAGCACACTCAATAATATTTTCATCTAATATAAATATATTCATAGGACGTATTATAATAGTTTTAGGGATTTCTGTCAAGAAATAATTGGAGGAGAGTCCCAAATATTCATATTTAAGCTTATACGTTTACCAGATTCATAGTCTGTAATACTGTGTAGCAGGCCAGGGGATAGTAGTACTAACGTTCCTGATTTTGGTGTTATCTCTACATTATCACGAACTAACTTTAAATTAGCACCTACTAAATTTTCTACTCTAAGATACAGAATAGCACTACATAGAGGTAACTTAACTTCCCCCGTTGTCTCATATAGAGCTTCGTCTTTATCTATGTGTTCTTCAGGTAAAAACCAATCAGCATCTTGGTGCCACTCCTCAATGCCTATAGCAGAGGATAGATCTGTAAAGTCGTTCTTGATTTCTTGTAAGATTTTATTCTGGTAAAAACTTTTGCTCGGAAGAGTATGCCATCGAACAGTAAAAGGCTTAAAACTTTTTTCTGTGAATACTTTTGCTATCTCTTCTTTCGAGAGAAAATTATCTATGGTTCTCCACACTTTCATTTTTTGTCCATATCGTTATAGAATATTTTTCACCCTCTGTGATCGGTAAGCTACCGTGAGGGTGGGTTATTTGTCCGGGCCAGAGAAGTAAGTCTCCTATCTCTATTTTTTTATTTGAAAACTTTTGTCGAGGAAAAAACAATTCTCCTCCTGAATACTCGTTGTTCAGCTTAATACTACCTGTAATATAACTATCATCATGATGAAGCCTTAAGTCTAGTTTGCCCGATAAGTGGTATCGTACTGCAAACATACTTGCTATATCTATCTCCGCTGATTCTATGCCCCAGTAGGTGGAAGCTGTGTTGAATGCCTCTCTTAGTCCTGTTTCTATAATATCATACCACTCTGGGAGATCCTCCTTGAAATGTATATCATCGGTGTGATATACCAATCGAGGATTGTACTCCCAAGTGTTTTTCTCTAAGGCAGAGGCTAAAATAGCTTTACATATTTCTGTTGGTAAAAATTTAGTGTGTAATATGTCGGGACTAACAGGGTTTAAATCTATTGAGTGAAACAGCTCACGTGACATTTTCCATTCTCGACATTAATCGTTCTGCGCGGTTCGTTACTTGCTTATGCCATTGAGAGTCTCGTCCTTCGGCGGCGGCTCGTGCCCAATCCCCGTCTTGTAGGGCAGCAGTAAAGTTTTTAAACTTACTTAAACGAGTTCTACCCATATTAAACATCATATTAACCAAGATTTGCTGGACCTCGTCTGA